TAGCTGCAGTATCATTACGGCTTCCTTCTGCAGCGGCTTCAAGGGAGAGAGGTGTCGCTATAGGTTTGCCGTTAATCTTGTCTGCGCCAGTTACCTTTACCCAGTCTTCACGAGAAAAGTCTGGCAAGTCACCTGTATCATGCAATTCCCAACCTGGTATTACTTGTGGTTCATAGATGGCGCCAGTAGCATGAATATTATAGGGGGCAATAATCAAGCCACCAACGCCTCTTATATCAATGAGTTTTTCTGGGTCATAACCAGTAACTCTACGAGCGACATAAGTTGTAAAATTTTCTGGGTTGTTATAGTAATAGTGCATACCCTTACCAGTAGCTACCTTTAAGGGTGTAACAGGTAAATTATTAGCAGCCCACGTGACTGCTTCTGGGGTATCTGCATCTATAACTAAAAACTTTCCAGTCACTAAAGCTACGACTAAATCATCGCGGCCTTGAAACCATTTAGTTATCTCTAAAGTCGTTGGTTGTTCGCTCTTGAATCTTTCCCAGCTTCCAAGTTCTCTTGGAGGAACTTTGTTATGGCGTAGTAAAGGTACTACACTAAAGCCTGATTCTGCATAGGCAAGCGCTAAATCCAACGCAGAGTCTTCTGCTGTTGCTTTGACGTTGAACACTTCTGTTATTCTTCAAAAGTAGTTTCGAGTGGTCCATAGATAGATTCAAAGTCCAGCTTTCCGTCTGCTGCTTTGATTATCTTTTTAGCCTGTTTTATAGAAGGTTGACGCCTACCATATCTCCAGGACTTTGCTGTTGCTTCAGAGCATTCAAATAATTTTGCTGCTCCAGCATTACCTATATAGGCAATATAATCTTTTAAAGATATACGATTCACTTCTCTCTCCTTGTATTCTGGCTCTAGTTTGTTAGCATATAAAGATTCTAAATCTTTATCACATAACTGCTTTAGCCTGTATAAATAATTCACTTTCCATTGATTTTTATTGACTTCGCTCATAGTTGCTTTCTGTAATAAATTTATTTTGAACTAAAAGTATACAGTTATAAATTTTATCTGTATACTATTATTTTATCTTTAGGAGAAATGATATGAGCGATATTATAAGTCGTATAAAAAGCCCTAGCGAGCTGGTCGAAATGCAAGGTGCTAAACTTTTGGTTTACGGAATCTCTGGAGCTGGTAAGACAACTCTTTGTCAGACCGTTCCAGGCAAGACCCTTGTTGTAAGTATGGAGGCTGGACTTCTATCTATTAAAGATGCTACGAACGTGACTGCTATTGAAGTCAAAGAAGCAGCTGAAATAGAAGAAATTGCACAGTTACTAGAAAGCGGTAAGTTAGACTACGATACCGTTTGTTTAGACAGCGTGACAGAAATGTCAGAGATTGTTCTGGGCAACGAGTTGAAGAAAAGTAAAGACCCAAGAAAAGCGTATGGCGAGGTCATTCAAATAATGACTAAGACGATGCGTAGATTTAGGGACCTTCCAATACATGTTGTCTTTATTGCTAAACAGCAAGAAGTACGAGATGAATCTACTGGTATGTTGCACTATCAACCAATGATGGTTGGAGCAAAACTACCTACACAAATTCCTTATTTCTTTGATGAAGTGTTATGTTTGAGAACATTTGATACCGAAGATGAGAAAGGAAAAAAGACAACCGAAAGATGGTTGCAAACAACTCTTGGCGCTAATTATATTGCTAAGGACAGGAGTGGTAAGTTAGAAGCCCTAGAGGAACCTAACCTATCACATATTATTAACAAGTTAGGATTTACAGGAGAAGCATAATGTCTGACTTTGATGGAATTGATTTTACAAACGTAGAATCTGAGAGAGAGGAATCATCCTCTTATATACCGAAAGGTGATTATAATTGTATTATTAGCGAATGCACTAAACATGTATCTGCTGCTGGTAATGAGAGTATTAAACTAGAAGTTAAAGTACATAACGAACCAAAATTTAATGGTTGGATTGTTAGAAAATACTTTAGCCTTTGGTATACAAACGAAGACAAAGAGAAGCAAGAACTAATTAGAGGCTACGCAGCTTCTGATTTTAAACGTTTGCTTACTGCTGTTGGACTTGATACTCCACCTGTAAATGCAGAAGACTTACAAGGCAAAAATATGGTTTGTACTTTTTCTGAAAGAGAGAGTGACAATCCTAGCTATCCAGATACACAAAATGAGATAGTTGCTTTTAGAACTCCGAAGGGAGATGGAATAGCTCCGCCTAAGAAGGTAGAGATTCCACCAAGTATGGCTGCAGCGGAGACTAGCAAGCCAGCTAAACCTTCTTTATAAAATAACAGGCTCCGCTAGGGGTCTATAGGGTAATCGTATAACTCCGTAAATACTTCTCAAAAGCCCAACCTAGCATTTAATTATGAAACCACAATCAGCAAAACAAAAAGGTCGCAAACTTCAACAATGGGTGAGGGACAAACTTATAGAACTTTTAGACATACATCCAGAGAATGTTAAATCAACATCAATGGGTGCTGGTGGAGAAGATGTTATTATGAGTAAAGAGGCAAGAGATGCCTTTCCTTATTCTATTGAGTGTAAATGCCAGGAGTCTTTAAACATCTGGAAAGCATACGACCAGGCTTCTGCTAACTGCGGAAAGCATCAACCATTAGTTATTATTAAGAGGAATAGGTCTAAGACCTTAGCTGTTGTAGAGGCTGAGTATTTCATCAACCTCCACAAAAAAGATTAAAGGTGTTGGCTTATACTTGAGCTGGCCATTTCTTCAATCTCGATATCTTCCAAAGAAACCATAGACGGCTCTTCTACTTTTTGAATTAATCTATTGAGATACCATTGAGCTTTGAGCAAGCCTTCTAGCTGGTCTTTCTTCTCATAACGCCATACATATTTGATTACGTTGCCTTTGCAATAACCAGCAAAAGCTTCAGGTGTCATACTGGACTCCATAGCGTCAATACATTCTATAGCGCCGTCTTTATAGTGATTAGGGTTTACTGGGTCATTCATTTTTTTCTCCTAAATAATTTTTCTGCCTTTCTTTTCCAAGACCATTCTAAAAATTTACCTACTAAGTCTTCAATAAAATTTATCATTAATCTTCCAGGTCTAAAGTAACAATACTATCTGAATTATAAATACTGGTTATACCATCATATAAGTATTTGTTATAAGCATCTAAGAATACTTGCATCCTGTCCCAGGCTTTATCCATTTGCTCATCTGTAATAACAAATATCTTACTGGCATAAGGAGGAAACTTCTCTTGCGCAACAAAGGCAAACTCTTTAACACTATATCCAGCCTTCTCCATACCTCTACGATACCAGGCGGCTTGCATGTCATAACCCCAATACTTTACTGAGTCGGCAAATTCTTTTGGGTCGCAAGACTTAGTTGTTTTATAGTCAACAACATATATCTCACCAGGCTTGTATAAATCTTTGAAAGGAGGACATATTAAATCTGGTCTACATTTGCAAAGAATCTTATCTTCATACCAAAAGAAACTAGCCTCTGGTAACTTACCTTCTGCTTGTAAATACATGTCAGCCTCGTCAATAATATTGGCCTTCATACCTTTGATATGGTTATCTTCTACTTCTTTAATAACGCAATCGTATCGTTCCAACATATCTGCTTTGTTTTCTTTATAGGCTTTGGTATAAGGAGAACCCATCAGCACAGCAACTTCTTGGTTATATACTTCCTCTCCTTCTACTAACATATAGTGAGCAGCAGTACCAAAGTTCATAGCATCTGTAGTCTTTTGCACTTCATTAACAGCATGTAGCTGGGAATTACCAAACTTACGCAGGGTGCTACTGCTTATTCCTACTTCAGAGTGATATACCTCGTTGGGTATGTCTCCATATATTAAGGCATCTCCTCGCTCTTCAAACGGGTATGCTTCTAGTTCTGTTATTTTTTCCATATTTTCTTCTCCTTTTTTTCTTCTGTTACATTTTTTAGTTTATTGATGTTGTTCTTATCTTGAACCATATTATTTTGCATGTTGAGCCAGTCAATATCTTCTTCTACTACTTTTTTATCTAGCATATAAAATATTACGGCACATACTTCACGCCACTTTCTATCAAGAAAGCTATCTAATCTTTTTAGTAATTTAATCAAAATGGAACCTCGTCATCTTTGGGTGGGAAATACGAGTGTTTATGTTCTTCCATTTCCCAACGGTGTTTAAAATTTGGTTTGGACGTTTCCTCTGTCCAGTCATCATCATACTCTATAGGTATATCTTCATACACAAATTGATGTGTAATGGGTACAGGCCAATAGCCTAACTTTGCTTGCAGGTCTTGTAAGTTTTCTGTATAAGTTTTATCTGGATTATATGCAGGTACATATCCTTCGCAGTTAGCCTTCATTTTATCAAACAAGGCATTAGCATCAAGATTGTCTGTAATGGCTTTTAACTCAAATTTAGTGGCGTCATAGGGTATAAACCTTACGCCAAACCTATCGTCATAAGACCTAAAAGGGTAGAACCTTATCTTATTACTCATTGTCTACGACTGACTCACTTGCAAACCTATAAGCACTTTCAAACATACTAGGCTGATGAGCATATATATACTCAACAAAGGCCTGGAGTCTCTTCATAGCTATAAGGTCGTTATTAAAATTAGTAGAACCCTTTGGTTTAAAGGCTGACTTAGATAAAGCCTGGTTGTTGCGCATAGTCATATCTAAGACAAGGGCCATACTATTATCTACTAACTCATTCATTTCTTCTTTATTCATTTACTTCTCCAAAAGTTAATATTAGATAGTATCTTAAATTGTTTGACATGTAAACAGATATAGCTATACTAAATGTATATTTATTTTATTTATGGAGAAGAATATGAATATGAGTGTGAAGAAAGAATCTGAAATGGATTTCAACAACGACCTAGCTTTTGACTTAACTGTCAGCATGATGCGTAACTACGCAAAAGATTGCCTGGTTGATAAGGATATGGAAATGATGGACCCGATGGCTGGGTCTTACTTACTGGTTCACAACTTAGTTGTCGGTCTTTTAGTTAAGGCTGATGGTTTTGAGAGTGAGTTAATTAATATATGTCACTCTGCAATTGAAGATGCAGAGTTCAGACTAAATAAATCTAAGGGGGAATAACATGGGTGCATTAAAAGAACTATTAATAGATGCCGATATTGCGGCTGAAGAAGTATTGCATGAAGGTTGCGAGGACTTTAAACAGTTCTGCGACGGCATGAAGAAGATGAGGGAGCTGTCTGATAATTGGTTATTAGAACATGAACCTCATTTGGAACAGGCTTGGAGAGAACATACTGAAACGCAATACTATAATCATAGAGAATAATCGCGAACAGGCAGTCGTTTGGCTTGTATAAAAAACTATAACGCAGTCGTCTTGATATAAACTTTGGGGCTTGGTTTACGACACAAAGCCCTACTATTTGCTATACTTTGAATATGTCACATTTAAAGATTATAGATTTTCAATCTAAAAGACCAAAGCCTACTTACACCGAAGCAAAAGACAGGTTAGAACTTCTGTTTGAAGATTTTGTCGCAAGAGGTGTCTCACCGAAAGAGATTGCAAGTCTTATCTTTACCTTCGGAGCATGTGAGTTGTTAAGTTATTCAGACACCCCAGAAGAGGGGTCGGAAGTTATCGACGAGGTTTTGTATAACTGTTTCGGAATTAAGAAGAAATCACTCTTTTCAGAGGGTTTTGTCACAGAGGACGATACAGACTGACAAAACTATTGGCTTGAAAGCCTTACTGCGCCTTGTTTTGGCGTTTTGGCAGTTTTGTCAGGGTTTGGGTGTAAAGGACAAAAGGGTCGGAACTGTTCGACGTATAATAAAAGTGTAGAGGGGGTGTAATACAATATATGACAAAACTATATATATACTCTTATTTATTAATATATATTATCCTGTATAGCCCTATATTGCAGGGTTTAGAGTTTTGTCGGGGTTTTCTGACAAAAGTGTGACAAAAGTAAAATGAGTATGACAAAACAACAAACAAGATTGAAGAAAGAATTGAGGGATAAGTTGCCTCAATATGTGATAGATTTACTAGAACAAGAGGATATAGTAAAATTTATAAAGAAATATCCAGGAGCAAGATTATTAAATGCCAAACAACAACAACATAAGAAAGAGCGTTAAGGTAGAGAAAACACTTGAAGAAGGTGTTGAGGACATGCCAATCGAGTATGTCAATCACGATGAAAAGCATTTAACTAAGCGTCAAAGGTTATTAGTCTGGAATGCAGTCAACGACCCACAACTAACATGGGCTGAAGCGGCTAAGAAAGCAGGATATAAAAATCCTATTGTAGTCGGGAGATATATGCATGAGGGTAAGAAATATAATCACGTCAGGGCTGAATACGAACGATTGATGTCGGAGGCTAAGAAGAAATTTGAACTTACACATGACAAGGCTGTAGAAGATTTATATAAGTTGAGAGATGATGCTTGGGGGTCGGGGGCTTATAACGCTGCAATCCAGGCTCAAGGATTGTTATTGAAAGTCGGGGGATTGATTGTAGATAGAAGAGAAGTCCTACACGGTAAGATTGACCAGATGAGTCGGGACGAGGTTGAAAGAAGACTACAGCAATTGCTAGGGACTAAGGCTCTTGATAATAAGTCGGGAGCAAATATTATAGAGAACAAGTCGGGAGATTAATCTTTTTGTTCAATTAAAAAATATTTATCGCACTCATCACACTCAAGCGTAGGCTTATAATCTTTAATACTTCTCATTTTTCTAAATCTTCTGGCGTAAATGATATATAGGTATTACCATTAATATCATTAGGTCTTATTAAAAACACATGCCAGTCGATTCCTCCTTCGGATATGCCAATCTCATAACCAAATAAGTCAAATATTTGTTTTTCTATTTTATCTGCTTTAGGACTACCATATAATTTCACAGAATTATCAATATCATACATTTCTTGTTGCTTATTAATTCCACTAGGTTCTTTCTTTTCAGCTAACCACTTAGAAATATATTTATAAATACTAGGCTCATAATCTCTAAAAATTTTCATTAGCTACCTCCTATAATCCCATTTTTTGTAATCGTTGTTCTATTATTTCTTGGTGATGTTCTGAAATTAAATCTGCATAATCAACAGTTAACATGAGAACCAACTCCTCTATTATTTCTTTATCTGTCATTAGCTACCTCCTGTCTTGCTTGGTCATCATCTTTAAATATATTGCAGTCATCACATTTCTGTATCTCTTGCACTTGGTCTTCTGTATTGAATGTATCTATCCACCCAGTAGCATTACATAATTCACACTTCATTTTCTTCTCCTGTCTATATTGTTATCTTCAAATAGATAACAAAGTATTAATATGATTATTAGTAAGAGTTCCATTAATCTTTATCAGATAATATGAAACTATCTTCCCAATAATCGGTTATTGTTTCTCTCCTGCCGTTAGGCAATATCTTAACGGGGTAGATAGTCACTTCCATTGTCTCCCCGTCCTCGCTGTAATGGTGTATGTCATAAGGTTTATTACCTATCGTTACATCATTCCAAATATCTATAATCATAGCTTTGGCTTAAATATTTCTACTAAAGTGTCTAATTTGTCTTTAGGTAGATTTTCTAAATGTTTTGGAGTCTTGTTTGTTTTCATATCTATTTTAACTAAATGACCTTGATTAGATAATCTGGTCATTTTGTCTTCTGCTACATCAAGGTCTTTAGTTTCCATAGCAATTCGGTAGCTGTTATCTACCTTGTTATAAACTTTTACTTGGTATTTCTTCATTATTCTTGCTCCTTGTTAAATTGTTCCCAGTAGTCGGGATTCGGGGTTGTCGTCATTTGAAATATGGGTTGGTCGGGTAGCCTTACTTTAAGTTGTCGGGCATACCTTAGTATGTCGGAGTAAGTCGGATTACCCTCGATAGCGAACTCTATATTAGTTCTAAAAATTCTTATATATGTCATAGTTGTCTCCTGTAAAAAATGGGGCTTTGTTCATAAGACTGTTGCTTTATCGTTTGGGCTATCACTAGCCCGTCTAACTGGTATAGATTTAAATGTTTACCACTTTTATACATACCCCAATTAGCAGTTTATACACTTGCTAAGGTGTACGGAGTAAATCCTAAAATGCTTGTATGATGAATGAATTATCATCAATCATAATTACTTGCGTTGCGTGTTCTATTTGCTCAATTGTTTGATAGTCTTCTCCATAGTCCTCTTGAAACTCTGCAAGGTCTTCATATTCATTAAAATCACAACATATGGCTATTACATCAAGTTCTATTTGTTCGCCTGTAGAGTCTTCGTATTCCTCTAAATAATCATAGAGGGCAATTAGTCCCTCATATGTGAAATTATCGCCTCTACCAGCTTTATGAAATGCTGTAGTGAAGTCGCTTTTATATATTGTTTGTATCATTGTTTTTATTCTCCGTTAGTTAATACCACGAAAGGCCACAAAAGAGTGGCCTGTTAGCGTGGGGTGGGTTATAGCCAATCGTAATGATTGCTAATAGTACTTTCTAGCCTTTCCCTAAATCTATCATTTTTAGCTTCAATGGAATCTATTTGGCTTCTAATATCGTAAAATCTCCACCTTATAGAGTCATCACCAGTATTGGCTAATTCCTCTTTAGAGAATCTATCTTCAATTTGTTTTAAATTATTTAAGATTGTATTTATATTTGGTTTAAGCATTTTAATTAACCTCTAAGTTTTTTATTTGTTGTGAAAAAGAAAGTATTTTTTCTTGCTGTATCTTGATTATTGGTAAATCAAGTGGTTTATCATTGTCTATTGCATCTTGAACTAAATGCTCTAAGGTTGCTCTCATATCTTTTAAACAGTTGTTTAAATATTCTTTATTATTGAATGTCATTATTTCACCCCTTGTAGCTTTTCTAATTTACTGTTTAACTTTGTAAGTTCTTGTTTGGTTTTACCAGCATTATTTTCTCTGTAAAATCTTTTATCAAAACTATCATCTTCTGAGCCTTCAGCTATCGCCTTTTCCCAGTTCTCAAGTCTTTTAACAGTACATTTAATCTCATATTTTAGATTGTGTATTCTTGTTGTATGCCATTTTGTCATTATTTCACCCCCAATATATCGGCAACTTTGTTTAATTGTTCGGGTGATAGGTTATTGATAGCGTTGGTATCTACTGTATTAGTAAATAGATTTTTTGCATGATTGTCTAAAAATTTTCTTGCTTTACTGCAAAGGATTTTAAATTCTTCTTCAGTAGCACCTTCAAAGAATGTGCCACCTTTTTCTATTAGTTCTCTTTTATTCTTATCTGTTAATTCTATAGTCATATTTTCTCCGTTTAATTAATTGACTAGATGATTATAAACCCAGCGTATACAAATTGTCTACACTTTAATTGATTTATTTCTATAGGTCTAAGATATAAGGATATTAATAGCATCTAGGGGACTTGCTAGTCCTTGGTAATTTTATATAGCAAATACGCCCTACTCTCTCCAAGAGGGGAGGGGAGACGGCTATCCCTGTCGGGATAGATGTCGGGATTATTGTCGGGAGTCGGGAACGCCAAAAGACTTATACTCATATTACCTTATTATTATCTCTAGATACACATATATAAATAATATTGATATGTAAAGTACACTTGACACCTACAGAGGAGGGCTAAGCCCATATATACAAAGGGATACAGAGGAAAACTAATACAATTAATTTCAATAAATATGTATACAAAGAGTACACCTTACTATATGATTACCTCATACCAGCAATTAAGCTGGACGGAGAAAAACGATATGAAGAACTTAATATTAAAATGGCTAGGACTGGACAAGCTTGAAAGCTTGATTGATTTAAGAATAACCCAGCTACAAGATGGAACGGTTGATGCTGTTGTTAATAACCTAGACAACAGATACGACCTACAAGGAATGGAAAGCAAGTTAGACGATATGGATTATCTAACTCAAGACCTAGAGTCCAGGGGCAATAGGTGGGACGATATGGCCGACAAGGTGGAAGATGATTCCGATACATTCCTACTTGATAAGGTGCAGAGCGTAGACGACAGACTAACCGAACTAGTAGCAGGTTATAAGCTAGATGTTCAATTAGTAAAGGAGGAATTTTAAGATGGATATAGAATCAAAGAGAAGAGAGCCACGCGTTAAAGTGGCTCTCTTTACTACTGGCGAAGTTGTAGAGTGTGTAGATGTAGCCCCTAGGGTGTTTAATACTTACCTAATAGATAAGTTTAATATGTCCTTTGCAAGGGGTTGTAGGGTTGGTAGAGCAATAGAAAAGTTATACAACGAATGCACACCCTTAGACTCTAGGAACAGAGACAGACTTATGAGGTTAACACTTGCGGAAGTGCTAGACCTATACGGAACTAAAGAGGAAATGTATAACCACTTTCAAGAGGAGGCAAATAAAAATGACTAGACAACACTTTCAAGCAATTGCGGAGGCTCTCAGACTATCTGAGGCCTCCCAAGAGACAATAGATGCAGTCGCAGATGTCTGTAATAGATATAACCCTAACTTCGACTGGGATAAGTTTAATATGGCTTGTCGTTCTTGTTATCACTCAAAGGAGGCTTTCAATAATGATTGAGGTTTTCTTATTAATCGGTATATTTACATTTATTTATCTAATCGGATAGAGGAGGGGAGAGGTAAAGGGGCTAAAAAGCCCCTTTTTTTTGTCTATTTGTAGCGAGAGGGGAGCGGGGCGGTTATATTCTGCGTAATATTCGCATATATTTAACCATATATAGAAGAATGCTGTAAGAATGCGGGTTACAGAGCAGTTCATTTGCATATTTAAGGGCATATCTAGGGATATCTAGGGATATCTAGGGCTATATTTATATATTTTAGGGTATATTTCTTTTCTGCCCTACTCTATTTTTCCGCTCCCTCCCTCACTGCGTTCGGTCGGTCGCGGAGCTATCCCCTCTCCTGCGTCGAGGGTATGGCTGTTGGCTCGCCTAAGCTCGCATGGGTTGATTGTCCCTGCGGGACTCTAAACAGGTCGGATTATGTCGGAGATAAGGTCGGTTAATAGACCCCCCAACACCCATATATATATACTCGTATATACCTACTACTACCTACAGTATTACAGTTATAATTTCACATGCTTTTTTAGGATTCGGTTTTTACTTGTATAAGGTACCCTATTCCAGTTATAATTTTCCCAAAGGTTTTGCAGGTAAGATTGAGACACTTCGCTCAAACTCTTCTCCAAAAGATTCATACTTGCCTGCAAAATTTTTTCTGGAGAAAAAAAGTATGGCAATTGATACAGATTATTCATTCCTAAATTTGCCCGAGGCGGGTTCCTCTGCGCGAGGACCAATTGCAAGACCATCCTTTGACCCAACCGATTTTAGTTTCAACCTTGATAGATATGCGCCCCGTAATCTACCAGAAGTTGATATGGTTGCTCCGAGTCTTCCATCTTTGTCTGCAGACGAGAGCGACGCTGTTTTAGATAACGCTCGCCCCTTTGAAGATATTAGGACTCTCGGAGCGACATTTGGCCAGAAGCTTGCCGAGACTGAAAGATTCTTTGGCGAAAGAGTTTCTGGCTTGCAAGGCAATATAGATGATTTAATAAATACCAAGAGTGATTTAACCAAACAATTAGAAGCTGCTTTCTTACAACAAGATGAAATGAGTCAGCAGGCTATTGAAGAACAAATCGCTGCCTTAGATGCTCAGAGGGCGGAGCTAACTGCTCAACTTGAAGCTTCCGTCTCTGAAGCTGAAGCGAATGGCGTAGATGCTGTAGCTGCGGCAGAGCAAGTTGCAGCTGAACAAATTGCTACGCTTGACCAACAGATAGCCCAGACATCTCAAGAACTACAAGCAGCACTTGCCCAGCAAGATGTTATTAGAGCTGAGGAGTCAGAGAAAAGATTGGTAGAGCTAGAGAATCAAAAAGTGACTCTAACAGACCAATTTACTCAACAGCAAACTGCTTTACAAGAACAGTTCGGCCAAAGAGAAGCAGAATTAACAGGAACAATAGATAGCTTACAGGGTGAAATAAATAATATAACTGGCGCAAGGGACTCTGCTATAGCCGAAAGGGACCAGGCGATTGCTCAACAAGATGCCATTCGAGCTGAATCTGCAGAGGCGCAAGCCCAAGCACTTGACGCCCAAGCTGGAGACTATCAAGCGCAGTTAGATGAATTAACAGGTCAAAGCACTCAATATCAAGGTCAAGTAACTGAAAGGGACCAAACAATTGCAGATTTACAAGCGCAGATTGCTGCGTTACAAGATGCTGGACAACCTCCAGCAGATACGCCTCCACCTCCTCCCCAAGATACTGGCAGACCACCTGTACCGCCAAGACCACCTTACTTGCCTCCTAAAAATGATGGTCCTGTCTTTGGACCAGGTGATATGGATGGATTACCAATTAATATTGGCGGACCTCCTTTAACAGAACCAATAGCAAATCCTAGAAATCCTGGTATGGTAAAGATTATAGAAGATAAAATTAGAGATGCAGGCGGACAAAAAATTGTATATGGAGAACCTAAACCTTTACCAAAAGCTCCTGTCTTAACAAAACCTAGAAAGCCAATTAGTTATGGCGGAATAGGTGGAAAAGATATAGGACGAGATAGGTTTTTTTTAAGATAAGGAATAAATTATGAATATGGACAACGAACCAAGAATGCAAGATAGAAGCCCAGAAGGTCTAATTTTTTCTATTGAGTCAGATATTAAAAATATGATGAAAGATTATGAGGTAGCTGTTAGGAATGGTGAGAATCAAAGGGCGCAAATGATTGCAGATGCTATTGATAGAATGCAAAAGAAAAAAATAGAGCTTCAAGGCGGTATTGCTGATATGGCTATGAGACAGCAAATGGCAAAAGGTGGAGAGTCTTCCTTCCCAGATTTAACAGGTGATGGACAAGTTACTCAAGCTGATATTTTAAAAGGTAAAGGCGTAGAATTAGCAGGTGGAGGCGAAGCTTCTGTTCAAGAATATATAAAAATGCTAAAAAATAAAATGGATGTAGCTGAAACAAATTTGGTTAATGCAAGACAAGGAAAAGGACCAAATCTTGCTCCAATAAGTATACCTAGCAAAAAAATGGTTCAACTTAATAAAGAATATTTAAATGCTAAAGACGATTATCAAAGAGCTATTAGAAGTTTAACTAAAGGTAATATAAAAGAATATAAATCTAAAGGTTCTATAGGACAATTTTTTTCTCCAATGTCAATGACTCCAGCGATGGCTCCTTCAGAAATTAAAAAATTTGAAGAATATACAAAAGCGCAAGGTATGGCAGAAGGCGGGGAAGCTATAGGCGACGAACTTGCTGGTATAGCAATGTCTGAAGAAGAGGCTATGGCTGAAGTTGGCAACGCAGAAAAAGAAATGCAAATGATTCAACAGCTTGTTACTGTAGTTCAGCAATTACTAGCTGAAGGTATATCTGAAGATGACTTAGTTGCTTTTTTAAAAGAACAAGGCTTAGACGATGAAGATATAGATAGTCTAATGCAAATGGTTTTACAGTCTCAGTCAGAACAAGCACCTGACCAAATCGGTCAAGAACTACAAGGTATGATGTAATGATGATGCGTACTATGGACTTTCAAGATAGCAACGGCGATGGTAGAGATGATAGGAACCAACTAGATGAGGGTATAAGTTATGGTGGCCCTGCACTCATTAAAGATATGAGAGCTAAACCTCCTCAACAAATAGGAAATATGATGATGCCAAGACCCCCTCAAGGCGGACTAGGCTCATTCCCTAATCCTTTTGGTAATAGAGGCGGATTTGGTAATCCTTACGGCGGTAGCCGAGGCGGATTCGGACAGCAACCTCAATTTGGTGGAGGTTTTGGACAGCCACCTCAATTTGGTGGTGGTATGTACGGTAATCCATACGGCGGCGGTGGCTTTGGTATGCAAAGACCTCCTCAATTTGGTGGTGGATATGGTATGCAACAACCTGGATTTGGTAACAATCCATTTGGCCCAAGACCGCAATTAATGTATGGAGGTGCTTTTAGCGGACCTCCTCAATTTGGCGGAGGCTACGGTGGTGGC